ACCCGTCTTGAGTTGTTCGCAAAACCGTTTCCACCTGACCGGCGCCTGTTCCTTCGCGACCTTGCTGTCCGCGAACGCCAGTGAAGCCGCCGTGTACTCGCCGTTTTTCATGTAGCCCATGGCGCGCTGGAACTGCGAAAGGCCGTTGATGCCGAGCTGGAAACACATGCAGATCAGCACCGCGCGTCGCGGCTCGTCGAGCTCGCAAGCCCAAGGAAAGACGCTGTAGAGATTGGCGGTGTGCTTGGAGATGTCGCGCGACAGGATCTGATAGATGATGTCGCGGTCGAGCTTCCCGCCGCGCCGGCGGTCGATCAGGTGGCCGATGCCGATGGTCCACAGGCCAACGGAGTCCTGATACGCAGACTCCTCATAGCCCTCGTCGCGCTCGAGCATTTCGGCTGCGGAACGGGCTGTCATTCCTCGTCCTTCTTCAGCGCTCGCAATCCCCGCCACTTCTCCGCAATCGCCAGACAGTAGTAGGTAAGCGTCGCGAGGCCGACCAGAAGCGCCACGACACCCGCCGCGAACTTCACAACCGGATCTAAGCTGTCCACGAATGCAATCCCCGTAGTGGCTCCAGTGGTAATGGCGCCAGCACGTGCGGCAACCTCAGTCTTGATGAAATGCAATGGGGCTCTGCGCTCCTGGTCGCGGGGTAGTTGGTCGTAGGGGATCATTGGTGATAGGCTTCGCCCAAGGAGGGCGCATGAATAAAGAGAAGCCGCAGGACGATCCCACACGCAAAACACCGCCTCCAAACGGCCCGGATCTTCCGTGGGATGGTTAGGCGAATAGCAACGGTTTGCGCCCGTGCCGGCTCAAAGGGAGTGCCAGGAAAGAACTTAAGACGCATAGCCGGACTCCCGCTGATTGCTCACACGGTTCGGCAGGCTGTCGAATCCCTTCTGTTCAACGCAATCGCGGTTAGCAGCGACAGCGAGGAGATTCTTGACGTCGGCATGGATGCCGGAGCCACGCGCCGCGTTATCCGTCCGGACGAGCTCGCAACCGACACGGCTGGGAAATGCCCCGCCATCGCGCATGCAGTGCGCCAGGTCGAAGCCTTGGAAGATCCATTCCGCACGATCGTGGATCTCTCCGTCACCGCCCCGCTGCGATCCATCGATGACATCAGAGGCGCTATCGAAATGCAGGAAGCGCACGGCGGCAATGTCATCACCGGATGTGTCGCGCGCAATAACCCGTACTTCAGTCTGGTTGAGATCGTTGGCGGAGTTGCAAGGGTTGCTAAGAAAAGTTTCGCGCTGAGACGGCAGGACGCCCCGCCTTGCTTCGACATGAACGGATCGATCTACGTGTGGGGCCGGGATTTTCTCGCAAATCCGCGTGTCTTTTACGACGACACAGCGCTGTATGAAATGCCGGCCGACAGGTCTTTCGACATTGACACTGAAACAGACTTCGCGATAGTTAGATGGCTGATGGAGCATCATTTCCACACCGGCACATAAAAGGCGGCCCCAGAGCCATCAAAGAACCGACGCCAGGAGTTCTGAGCCGCCGTACCTGGGCCTGAGCCGCCGATGGTTCCAAGTGTCGGAGCGGCGCCGCCGCCCAAGGCAATAAGCGCCCCACCCAACTGAATTCCAGACCCGTCAGCCGCTATGTTTACGCGGTTGTTAGTGTCTACTTTGACAGCAGTGATCACGCCCGTGCCGGCAACGTCACGTCCGAGCAGGTACTGGTCGTTGTCTAGAACTACACGACCACCGCGCGCATACATGGAGACGCTGCCCGCGCCAGGCGGGTTAGTGGTGCTTCCAGCATCACCGTTCGGCGCCATGACATTAGGTCCGTAGAAGGAGTTTGGGCGGGAGGTGCTGAGCGCGCGCCAAATGACGCCGATCAGATCGGGCGACATCGCGTAGATCGCAGTCACAGAACCAATGCCGGTGACCGGAGTGCCGGTGCCGGCCGTGAGACCTCCTACCCATGCCGACTCGACGCTGGCGGCAGAGAACGCAACGTCGGTCACGGTCTGCGCTTCCATGCGAAGGTTGAAGTAGGCGCCCTGGATGGCGCCTTCTTTCATACCGGTCGCGCAGCTTTCGCAGCGGAAGTTCAGAACGCGCGGCGTGTCAACTCCCGCTCCACCAGGGTCGATATCAAGTCCGACTGTGCAGCCAGTGGCTTCTCCGCCATCGACGGTGTTGTGATTGGCTCCGATTCCCCATACCACACCCTTGGCAAGGAACTCGAGCGTGACATCGCTCACCTTGTTGCTGTACGCGCCGACCGAGATCGGCGCGTCGAACTTGATGCCGGTGCCAGTCGCGGTGCCCAAGCTCGCTGCGCCAGACTTGATGTACACATTCTCGACGTGACTATTGCCGACGCTCGAGAGGTCAATGCCAACGATGTTCAGCGAATTGAGATCGATCGAAAGATTCGATACCAAGTTAAAAGCAGAGGTGCTCGATGCGGCCGACGTGAATCCGAATACGTATCCAGTCGTTCCGCCCTTCGCCTTCACGATCGTTCCGAACTTCGACACGCCTATGATCGACGTACCGGAGCCATCGAATGCGCCTAGCTTTCCCGTCAAGATAGTCTGACCAGGCAACCACACCGTGCGTCCATAGTTCGCCGCCAGTGCGTTCGTGAACGCTGTCGTCATGTCCGTGGTGCCTGGAGTCGTATTGGTCCCGTACCGAAGAAGGTAACCCTCTGGATAGAAATAATTCACCGGTGTAACGCCGGCTGCGATCTCAGAGGCGGTGCGGGGGTAGAGAAGCGCACCGATCACTGACTGCGAGATCACCTGATCGTTGACCGGGTCTACGGTGTAGACCAGCACATCAGCGCCAGTCGAAACCGTCGCTTTATAGACGACTGACGGATCTAGATAGATCTCTGGGAACACACCTGCTGCGTCCGCCTGAATGGGCTGAGTGCGAGGCGTTGACAGCGTTGAGTCAGAGTAGCCGACGGCAGGCGTTGATGTGCCAGTGAGATATAGGCGAAGCAGTCCATTCGGGACGATCGCACCGGAGGCGATCGGAACCTGCTTAGGAAGCGTGAATAGCTGAAATGCCACGTCAGTCCACCAAGTAACAAATGGCCCAAGTCGCAGGGATTCCCTTCGTCCCGCTATTGGTGAAGTTGGTTGCGCTGTACTGCAAGAAGTTAGCTACCCCGCTGGTCTTGCCTAACTGAAATGTGACGGTGCCGTTTAATACCGACGCCTGGCACGCCATGAGAAGGTTTCCGTTGTCGGTGACTGAGCACCATGCGTCGTGCGCATGTGCGGCCTGACAAGCAGCAGGCAAGCCGGTCATCGTCATTGCGGTCGTGTTAGACGTGCCAGTGATGGCGGACGTCGTATATAGGTAGCAGAGGCTGCCAACGCGCTTATAGAGCACAGTTCCGGTCGTGCCGGCCGTCATGCCTGTAAGCGTGCCTGTGAAGCTGCCGCCGGTAGTGGTGGCAATTGCCGTGCTACCGATCGTCGCGGTGGACGGGAAGTCCACGACGCCAGCAGCAGCCGTGAAGAGTCGAGTACGCACCGCCTCCGCATCGTTCAGCATGTCAACGCGGAATTCATTACCCGAGGCGTACACCTCAAACTTCCGCTGATTGACAGTGCCGTCCGTGTCGTAGAGAAATACAGACGGTGCCGTGGACTGAAGGCGCAAGGACTGCTGCACGCCCTGATTCGACGGCACGCCATCGACCTGATACACGAGCACGTCTGCGCTCGTCGTATACGTCACGCGATAGTTTGGTAGCGTCGGGTCTAGGTAGATCGGAGCGAACACGCCATTGCTATCCGCCACCACCGGGTTGGCGTGCGGCGTCGTGAGCGCCACATCCTGATAAGTGTTCTGAAGCGTGCTCGTTCCGGTCTGGCTGAACGTGAGCTTTGCGCCAGCGCGAGTGGACTCGAACTTCGGGGGCGTGAAGAGGGAGGTCATGCTATAGTCCGCCCTTCATGGCCAAACCGCCGCGAATAGAAGATCCCAGCGAGTCCTCGACCTCAGAGGACTTAATGTTCGGCGGCGGATTCTGGTTAATCGTGCTGCTCTGCGTCATTTCAGTGATAGCCGGGCTACTTGGCATTGCGAAGCTCGTTGGCTAGGTCCTGAAGGTCGGGATCGTTTGACATAGCCGCCTCCGCGATCAGCGCTGGGATTGCTGACTTTGGCGCTCGAGTCGACTTCGCGAGCCACGCCACCACTCTCGGATTCGTCATGTATCGCGCGCCGAGATTGGCGGCCCCAACGCCGCCCGCGATGGCGCCAGCCACATGCGCGTTTCCGGTAAATAGCGATGTCAGGAATGCGACGCCTGCGCTCGTCTGAGCCACAGCCTGGCCGGTGCCAGATGGGTTGCGGTACACAGCAGATCCTTGGCGGAGGTTCGATGTGACCTTCGCGACCGCGTCCATGTCCTGGCGAAACCCCTTGCCATATCGATCGAAAAGCACGGCCTTCGCCTGCGGCGACATAGTGTTCCAGCTAGTTAGGAAAGTTTCGGTAGAGAATTTCTCTCCAAGATCATCCTGCTTGCCAGATGTCGCGCGCCCCATGCGACGCAACACCGTTGCAGACACAGTCTTCTGCGCATCAGGCGGCAGGCTCTGCATGACGGAGCGCAGAGTTGTCGCGCCTTCCTTCGTGCCGCTCGTGGCTGCACGAAACACAGACTCAGGTCCGCCCGCCTTGTCGATGACTGAGTCGAGCACCTCGAGGCGCTTCATGCCGACTCGGGTATAGTTGTTTGCTCGGTTGAATGCTGCCGTAGCATCGGCGCCTGACTGCTTGGCGGCAGTCTCAAGATCACCACTCAACGCGCCATAGACCGCCGTCCACTTCGATCTCGGGACATCGCTCATTAGTCCGCTATCAGCCATCTCGCGGCCAACTAGCGTGCGCAGCTTCTTGACGGCCTCATATGGCAATGTGCCGCCTGTCAGCGCAACGTCCTTCGACAGCGCTTCCTCGATACCTTGGATCTTCGCGTTCTTGAAGAACTTCGATACGTTCTCGGCGCCGTTGATAGATGCGTTGAGCGCCGCAAGCGCGTTCTTGGTATTGGTTACGTCAACCGGCTGCTGCTTGCCGATGTGCTTGTCAAGCTCGTTGTAAAGCGACTCCTGCTTCGCCTTGAACTGCTCGACAAACCCACCTTCGCCGCTAATGCCCTTGGTGATTGCGCGACCGGCCTGCTCGCCAGACGATTTCGGAGCGAGCTTAGTGGCCAGGCGATCGATGTTTTGCCCAAGCTCGGCAGCCTGTTGCTCGCCCTTCGCAGACATGCGGCCGGCAGCGCCTGGTGTACGCGTGAGCAATGATTCCGTAGCGCGATTGCGCGCATTCTCGGTAGCCTGCCCGATGCTCGGAGTGGTGCCAGCGTCCTTGAAAGTCTGAATGTTCTGCGCTACTTGCTGACGCCCTTGTTCGCCGCCACGCATGAGGTACTTAGTACCGGACGCCGCCGCATAGCGAGCACCAGACGGAGCGACGGAGCCGATTAGCCCGGCAGCCGCCTGCGTGCCAGGATCTGCGCCTGACTCAGCAGCGACCTGCGAGGCGCCGGCGCCGGCCACTCCGGACACAAGGTTCGGCAACATGCGAGCGCCGCCAGCCGGATTGAGTGCAGCGGTACCGCCAGAGCCGACTGCATAGAGGAATCGCGATGCCTTATCGTCAGGTCTCGGGATCTCTGAGACGTTTCCGGCCGGCGTGCTGTTGAAGATTCTGTTGAGCCAAGCACCAGTCAGAGGCACACGCGCCGGATCAACTGGCGCATAGATGTTCTCTGGCGGAGCTTCTCCGGTTACCTTGGAATGCATGTAGCCAAGGCCAGCACTTGCCAGATTGCCAGCATTAACCAGTGCCGTTCCCGGCAGGCCAATCGTATTTAGTACGCCAGCATTGAATCCGGCCGGCACAGCCGCAGCGCGATCAATGGCAGACGGCTGACGCACCTGAGGCGGCTGCTGCGCCTGCTGTGCGAACTGCTGCTGCGCATACGCAAGCACTTGGTCCTGCGACGCGCCATCTGGCGCAGTCACAACGAACTTCTTGCCGTCCGGACTGGTTACCTCGTAATCCGGCATTAATTGGTACCGAGCGGTTTGATAGACCAGCCACCTGTAGCAGGAGACTGCACTCCGCCCTTCTGAGGCTGATCAAAGTCCGCCCCAGGATCTGGGCCCACCACCTGCCCAGGAGCAAAACCATTGTCATTCGCGTAGCTTGCGAACCTGTCGCGCTCCAGCGAGTAAGACTGCTTCAGCGAGTCAAGCTGACCCTTGAGCGCATCAGTAATGGCTTTGCGGGTCTCTGGGCTCAAAGCACCCTTGCCAGTGATCTGGCTGTTAGCGGTCGATGCGAGCTTTTGAAGCCACGGCGCGGTGTTCTGCGAGAGCGTGAGCTCGCCTTCGCGCACAACGCTTCCCGGGTCGAACATCTTGCCGAGGGCATAGATGATCGACACGTCACCGGCGCGAGTATTAGGCGCAGAAATGGCGCGACGGTACAGCGGGACAACTAGCTTGTAGTCCTTGACTGCCTGTTGCCCGTCGAACTCCTTGCGAAGTCCTTGGATGTTCTTGAACTCGCGACTGTTGCTGGCGTTTGGATTGACGGGAGCAGGCTGAGAGTTGTCAGGCCCAACCACCTGCTTCATCTCACCTGTCTGCGGGTTCGTCTGAATGATCGATCCGCGAGGACCCTGACTGCTCTCCCACTTCACTGGAGCAGGCGCCGGACCAACCCCAATCTGCGCGCCGAACCGCGCGCCAATGCCGTGGAGCTCGGCGCGCACCTGCTCAGGGGTCGCCGTCTGCCACTCAGGCCCGTACGTCTCAACGAGGAACGGGAAGTTCTTCTCGACAAACGCCTTCGTCTGCTCGACCGGAACCTGGTCCGTATACTTCGTTGCGGTGACGACCTGTTCGGCGAACTGCTTTACTTTCTCAGCCTGCGCATTGGCAGCGCTGTTCTGCTCGTTCGTCAGCGCGTTACCGATGTCCGACCGACCAGCGCGAGCAAACTGCTCCGCCGTCGTCGTCGGATCGCGCATTAGGTTGTTGACGTATCCCGTCTGCGCAATGTCCTGCTGCGCTGCCTGAGCGCGCAAAGCATTCGCCTGCTCCTGCTGAGCCGCATCGCGCCCCTTCTGTGCTGCGTCGAAGTAGCTACGGTTGATGATCCCGGCCACGGCTAACCACCGTATCCTTTGCGGCGGTTGTACCAAGACAGGAAGTCGCCGATTCCGCCGGTCAGCGCGTTGGTCTGACCTGTGATTCCGGACGCTCGAGCGTTACCCTGCTGGTTTAGCAGGTTGGAGACGTTGTTAGCGTTGTTCTGGCCTAGGCTGCCAAGGCTTTGCGCTGAAGTCTGGCCTAGGCCAGCAAGGTTCGACTGCTGGTTGAACCAGTTCCCGTACTCTTGCGACGCCACGTTCGCGGCGCGATCCTGCAAGGCTCTGCCAGCGTTGCCTGAGAAGAGACCGCCACGAGCGGCAGCGGAGTTCTGCACGCCGTTCAGCGCCTCGCCACGAACGAAGTTGTAGCTAGGAGATGCGGTGAATGCGTTTGGGTCATTGAGGCGACCAAGAGCCGACACGCCCGAAGCGAGCCATGGCATCTGATCTGCGCGCGACAGGTCGAACTGTCTGCGCTGCTCGTCGATGCCGGCCTGAATGCCGCGCTGCTCTGCTTGAGATGCGTTATTTGCGCCCTGCCCTTCGGAATATGCTCCGTAAAGCTGGCCTGCAAGATTCACCCAGTCGCCCCAACCCATATTCCCACCCGCGCTGCTAGCGCCGCCTAAACCACTGACTCCGCCAACTCCGCCAGCCGCCGTACCGATACCAGCGCCTCCTGAAATTCCGCCGGATGCGGCGAGAGCGCCGGCATTGCCGCCGCCAATGCCGCCCAAGCCACCGCTTCCGCCGTTTGAGAAAACTCCGAGATCGCTTCCGGTCGGCGCACTGCCAACACGCGCAGCGAGGTTGCCACCAACGTTGCTAAGGCCACGCGCGCCGTAGAGGCCAGCGATGACATGCGCGGCTCCCTGCAAGGGCTTGGCGAATCCTGTTTCATTGCCAGTGCGCGCTGTGTAGTCGGCATAACGCGAACCGAGTGCGCCGCCTAACTGATCAACCTGCGGCGTAGCGTTATCGCCGGTCACCGAGTTGCCGATCTTCGTGCCGATCGGATCGATGCCGAAAATGGCCTGCTGTGGGTGATCCCACACGCCCTTTAGAATCTGCTGGCCGTGGTCTATCTCGAACTTGACGGCGTTCGTCGCCTTGTCGAGGAACGACTGGTTAGACGTGGACGCCTTGTACTTCTTGTTGTATGCGTTCTGCTCGTCGGTCGGCGAGTACGTCTGCGCCGCGCCACTGGTGTCCGTATACGAATACGTGCCGCCCTTGTTCTTCGTCGCGGCGTAGGATGTGCCGTCAGCGAAGTAAATCTTGCCGTTCTTGTACGCGAAGCCGTAGCGAATCTCGGGCTTGAGCATTCCGCCCGCGTACGCATCGCCCTTCATGCCAAGTGCGCGCAGCCACGCAGGAAGATCCTTGTTCGTCGTCTTGTTGCCGGTGCGGCCATCGACAGAGAACGAGTTGAGCGGGTTTGCCTGCGTTCCGTAGGCAAGAGCATTAGTCGCGTAGATGCGCGGATCTGGCACATATCCAGTTAGGTAGTTAGCGGTCATTTCGCCACCCACCCAGTCGAAAGTCCGTTGTTCGCCTCTTTCACGTACAGCGTCGTGCCAGCGCCGCCGTCCGTACGCAGGTAAAGCGTGCCGATGTCAGCCGTCACGACGTTGAGCGGCGAGCCGGCGCCGAACAGCAAGCGCATGTCATGCGTCTCGCGCACCCACTTCTGCCACTCGCGATCGGTCTTGGGAACAGCAGCGAAGGGCTTTAGGCTCATACCCGCCCCCCGCGCACTCGCGCCTGCGTATCCTCGATCTGCACCTCGACCGGATCTGAAATAGCGCCTTCATAGACACGAGCGCTGTTCGTCGATCCGCAGCGCTGCCAGCGCACGCGGACGCGGTACTCGCCAATCGGACCAATGCTCCGGTTAGGCATCGACGTCCACGTGATCCCAGAGTCGTCCGAGTAGCGCAGCATCATCTCGGGATCAGAGCCTTGGCCCGTCGTAAGCCCCACGCCGGTCTTCATCACGACTTCGATCTCGTCGTGAACCGCGCGCTTCGCCTCGTTGTAGATAGGC